AGGCGTGACTATACCAATGATGGTAAAACGAACCCCACAACGGCTGTAATGACTGATTTAATATTCCTTAATATCCATGGAGCGACATATAACAAGGGTAGTCAACAAGTGGCAACACAAATAGGTGGCTGGTCAGAGGGATGTTTGGTCCTTAACAACAACCCAGAGTATGAACGCATGGTAAAAATGGCAAAGGATCAACCCAAAGTATCAATAGTTTTATTAAATGAGTTCTAATATGGCAAAGAAAGTAGGCAGACCTAAGAAAGTGGATCTAATCATAGAGACCAACAAGGCAGAGATTGAGTATCACAAAGATGGCACTAATCATGACCTAAAGTATGACGGCAAGAAGGTAGATGTGCACATCACAAAGGATGAGACTGGCACTAAAGTAGAGGTAGTATCTGAGAATAAGTTTATGAAAGCTCTTGCAACCTTAGCCTCTAAATTCATAGTCAAAAGATTCAAGAAATCTAAGTAAATTTAAATTAACATTCTATTGTTAATAACTTTTATTGCTAATTATTTGCGTAAATGAAAAAACTTATCTACATTTGTAAGGTAATCAAAACATAAAAGCAAATGAAAAAGTTTATTAAAGAATGTACCACCTGCTACGGCACTGGTAAAATGGGCAGCAACAACTCATGGGATAACCACCCATCAAGAGATGAGTCTTGGCCTTGTGACTATTGTGAGGAAGGTCAAGTACATGATCAAGAGGCACTCAATGAAGCCATTGAGGATGCAGAGTATATGATTGAGGGTATGATTGACCGTATCAGATTGACATCAGATAACATCAAGCTATCTGCTAAATTAGACTGTACTAATCTTGTTGCCAGATACAAGAATACACTGCACACACAAGCTCGTGCACTTGCAAGACTTGAGATGTACAAAGCTAACCTTCAAAACTTATAATCATGACAGAGAATCAGAAAGCAATACGTGATATCCTTATAATGGGGTCACTGTTAATGGTAGTTACTATAGTACTAACTATCATAGGAGTTATAGGATGATTAATTTAGCATACATCAACGGGTGGGACAGGTTCAATGAGAGCCTGTACTACCGTTACCTTAAAGCAATAAACAATGTGGACAGTACACTATCGAGTATACACTCAAGGAGCCTGGAGGATAACCAGCAAGAACGTAGAAGCAGACTCATCTGCTCAAGCAAGGCAAAGAGCCGATGTGTGGGAGAAGTTAATAATCAAAGTAAATAGAATATGAAGACAGCAGTAGAATGGTTGGTTGAACAAATTAAAAATAATGTTCATAACACAATAGAAGAATTTGAATTAATAGTTGAACAAGCCAAAGAAATGGAGAAAGAGCAGATAATGGAAGCCTTTGAAGCAGCAGAAAAATATTGTGGCAAAGATTTTTTACATGGAGATTTATACTACAACGAAACCTTTAAATCAGAATAGAATGAGTACAAAAGACAAAGCAACTGACATCTACACCAGGTCAATCAGGTTGCATGGATTATATGAAGGCAAGCAGCACGCTATTGACTCAGCTGTGGCAATTCAAACATTGGCCACATACGATCAGCAGAAGTACTGGCAGGAAGTAATAAAACTAATACAAAGCAAATGACAAGAACAATGACAACCTTAGTACTGGCTTATAAAGCTATGTATTATACAACAAGATACTCATGAATCAACTTAAGATGTACAGATGCATCAGACTCATGGAGCTCTTGCAAGAGACCCCAAGACAAATCTACACCATTGCAAGGTACTTGGGAGTAAGTGATAGGACAGTGTACAGATACTTTGACTTGTTTAAGCAGTTAGGGTATACACTTGAGAGGGATAGTAATAATAAATATAAATTAACGAAATGAAACAATACAAAATATGGCTTGAGGATACAGTCGAAGAGGAAGGTGGGTTCTGGTGGTACTGCTGGCTGGATGCAGATGACTTCCTTCATGACCACACCTATCCAGATGAGCATCCAGATACATTGCAACAATACCTGGCTTGGGGATATAAAGTGGAGGAGGTAATATGAAAGAGCTTGCAATGATAACATGGGCAGCTGCCATGATAATGATTTTAATAAGACTAATAAACAGATACAATGGACGAAATAATTGAATACATACTGCTCAACCAACTGGATAAGAAAGGGCGGCATAGACAACACGCTTACAGAAGGTACTACCTTTACAACCTACTGAGAAACCAGGGCATACCATATGCAAGTATTGGTGATATGTTTAACAGAGACCATGCCTCAATAATGCATGGCATCAAAGTACATAAGAACTACACCTCTATCAATGATAATATGTATGACTTTTACACGATGGAAGAGCAACTCAAGTTCACTGGGTTCACCATTGAGCGAAGCCTGGTTCAAGACATCCTGAGCTGCACCAACATGGATCAGTTGAAACTTATACAATTTAAGTTGAAAAATAATCAGTACAAAGTGCATCCAGATACAACAAATGAAGTATCTTAGCTTTGCTTTTACCTGATTGATTATCCGAAAAGACCCCCTCCTTGATTGGCTGGGGGTTTTTTTGTGGAAATATGTCACTTTTTGAAATATTTATTTTTTGGAATATTTACGGGTTAACTAATTGTAATTCAGTAGCTTGTCACTTTGTCACTTTTTTTACCCCCTATACGCTATATGAACATACTCAAAAACAAAAATATTTTTTTACTGAAAAAAAGTTTCTATTTTTACAAACGGTAGTAAACTGCTTAACAATCAAGTAGTTATCTCCGAAATATTTCCGAAATATTCTACTTTTAAATATTTCTTTTTTTCTTTGTGTTTGATATTACAATTATACTTATATTTGTGAACGGTTCGATCTGACAATATAGAACTAAAGAAGTTACTAAACCTCTTAATGAATTTGGACGTCAGATCCCAAAGGAGTTAGGGGGTTTTTTTTATGATTAAATTTTTACAAATGGAACAATTTGAATTTGTTAGATGGTTTACTGATGATGACTACAGTAAACTAAAATCACTAATCTCCTATCACCAGGATCAAAACAATACTGAAAGTCAGTTAACATGGTTGCAGTCACACTCTGATGAGGTTATTAAAATTCATGAACAGTATTATATTGATGAAGGGGATAGGCAATGGAAAATTTTACAAGATTATAAAGCAGGAGTTAAGGCCCACAATAAAAAAGTAGATAATGTAAAAAGTGGGGGTGATGAATATTGTATTTGTGGATCTTTATTAAAATGGAGAAGTGCTTATTCTGAATTTGCTGGATGTACAAACTGGCAGGATACAACACAAAAACACAACTCATTGAATTATAGAAGAGACATGGATGATGAAAAAGGTGAAGCATTTGAGGTTAAAATATTTGATATATATCTGTCCTCAATCTGTAAAATAATAAAAACAAAGTACAACATAAAAATACAAGCATCTAATCTGTATGAGTTTTATGTGCTTAATAAGGTAAAACTTTTTAGAGAGGATATCTCAAGAGAGAAATATAGCAAAGCAAAAGAATCATCTGCATTATCAAAAAAGAGAGAGTTATTAATTAAGAGTATCTTAGAACAAAATAAAATTAGATTTGGATATCAAAGAAAAATAATGTACAAAATTAAGGACGGCAAACAAACTCATGCTATACCAGATTTTATTGCAATGATAAATAATGATTTGTTAATTATAGAACAAAAAAAGAATATAGATAACTGCTCTGATTATCAAGTTGAAAAATATAAGAGTTTACTGCAGTTTATGTATCCAGATAAAGCAATACAAATAGTTTATGTAATAGAAGAGGACAGTGACTCTCTTGATGATTATATTCCAAACTACGCAGTATTAACACTTGACGAATTTAAAGACTTCATCTCATGCAATTAATTGATCACGCTTATGATTTACTAATGGAAGGGCTACAGCCTTTACCATTAAAAGACAACAAGGCCCCTCTACTGGATAAAGGCCACAACTACCTTTATGAATTAGTCAAGGAAGATGATATACAAAAACTGTTTGAGAAGGCTCAAAAGATAGGCATAGCTTGTGGCAAAGTATCTGATGGATTTTACTGCTTGGACTTTGATAAACACAATGGTGAACCTATTGATGACATCTACAATAGTTACATTTCATTATCATATATTCAAGATTTATTAAGCCAGGGAAAACTATCCATTTATTCAACAGCTGGAGGTGGATATCATATTTACTTCATCTACAGAGATGAGGTATTGACTGGTGAATGCTTTGCATATTGGCAGACTAAGTCAGTAATGATTGAGATTAGAGGCAATGGACAGTACGCTGCTTGCTGGCCAAGTATTGGATACACTCACATCAAAGGACCAGAGTATATTAAACTTACTCCATTGGAATCAGCTGATGAGATGCAAGTAATTAAAGAATTTGCTCACTCATTCAATCAGTATAAAGAGATTGTTTCACGATCCAAAACATCTGACTCTAATAAAAAGTGGGCAGACAGCTGGAAAGATACTACTCCAGATGGAAAGTATAATCTTGAGTTTCAAAATGAGGCCAAAGAATTACTTGCCAAAGCTGGATGGCAATATTGTGAGACCAGGAACGATGACGTTGAGTATTGGACCAGGCCAAACAAGGATATAAAAGATGGTTTCTCAGCTACTTTTGGACATTACACTGGTATGTTCTATATATTCTCAGAGGATCTATCTTGCAAACCATTCTCAGCAAAGCAGGCTTACTCACCATTTAACATACTCACTGAGTTAAAGTATGATGGTGATTGGAAGAGAGCCAAGGATGAGCTTCGTAAAAAGTTCAACATGGTTGACAATGAGGAGTTTTGGAGTAAGAATGAGAAAGGTAATTACTCACTTAACAATAAACGGTTTAAGGAGTTTCTTGAGTCAAATGACTTCTTTAAGAACTCCCCAAATGAAGGCAGTACTTTTGACTTTATACAAAAGCAAGGCATCTTTATGAAGATTGTCTATGAAAAGGACATCAAAGACTATGTGATTGACTGGATAGAACGCAACCAATGTGATGAGGGTGTATTCAATCTTATGACTGGTAACTTGAAATTCTTTAAAAGAGACTACTTGAGCCTTCTAAAATCAAAACCTATTGAGGTGTTGAAGGATACTAAGGATGAGTGTTACTTATTTTATCGTAACTGCATAGTCAAAGTGACAAAAGAGAAACGTGAAATAATTAGCTACTCAGATTTGAACACTGGAGTATGGAGAGACCAGGTGATAAACAGAGACTACTATCCAACTGATCACCATAAGTCAGAATATAGAACTTTTATTTTCAAGATTGCTGGTCAAAATAGAGAAAAATACAAAGCATTCCAGACTGTAATTGGATATCTCCTTCACTCCTTTAAGACTAACTCAAACAACAAAGCTATCATATTCAATGATGAGGTGATAAGTGAGAATCCAAACGGCCGTTCTGGTAAAGGTCTTTTTTGGAATGCTTTGAAACAACTTAGAAAGGTGCAGTCTTTGGATGGTAAAACTTTTGACTTTGCCAAGTCCTTCCCTTATCAGAGTGTATCAACTGACTGCCAGGTGTTAGTGTTTGATGATGTTAAAAAATCATTCAACTTTGAGAATCTATTTAGTGTAATTACAGAGGGTATCACTATTGAATATAAAGGAAAGGACAGCATCAAGTTAGATGTTACTGAGTCTCCAAAAGTAATAATTACAACCAACTACACCATCCAGGGAGATAGTGCATCATTTAATGCCAGGAAGTATGAAGTGGAGATGAGTAGTTATTTTAATGATAAGAATACTCCTATAATGGAATTTGGCCATGAGTTATTTAATGACTGGTCACAGGATGAATGGGCTTGCTTTGATAACTACATGATGAACTGCATCAGTATCTATCTTGAGATGGGCCTTATTGATATGCCATTAAAGAATCTTGACTACAGAAAATTGATTGATATAATAGGTCAAGAGATGAACATCTTTTTTGGAGGGCTTAAAAAGAATGAACATTTGAGTATTAAAATGACTTATGATGATCTAATGGATGGCTTTCCAGAGTTACGTAAAAGAAATATATCACAAAACTTAGTAACTCGAAACCTTAAAAAGTATTGTGAATATCATAGCTTTGAACTTGAAACGGCATACTCTGGAGGTGTTGGTAAGTTTATAATCAATGCACCAGAAGAGGAATCAAAAGAAGAGCCACAGGATTTGTGGGATGAGTTAAACAATAAAGCAAAATCAAATGAACAAAACAAACCAACAAATACTCAAGGCACTTGAGCTGGAGGACTTGAGACTTAAGTATCCATCCCTGGATGAGAAGTACATGGCCTTCACTAAGTGGTCAGATAACTCAGCCAATGCACTGACCAAGTGTGTGATTGCTTACATCACTTACAAAGGAGATCAAGCTGAGCGTATCAGCTCACAAGGTCAGTACAGGGAAGGAGCAAAGATACAAGTCGGCACAGGTGAGATTGCTTACCATAAGCAGCTGCCTGGCAAGTGGACACCAGGTCAAAGCACTAAGGGTACTGCTGACATCTCATCTACCATCAGAGGTAGGTCAGTTAAGATAGAGATCAAACAAAAGGACAAGCAGAGTGATGTACAGAAACAGTATCAAGCTGCTATAGAACGTGCTGGAGGGGTGTATATCATTGTGAGGTCGTTTGATGAGTTTGTGGTGTGGTATAGTAACTTCACTCAAGGACTATGATAAAAGTAGGATCAGACTTCTCTGGTGTTGGAGCATTTGACCAATCACTAATAAAATTAGGTATTGAATATAAAACAATCTTTGCCTGTGACATGGATAAGTATGCAAGAGAAACATTCATACATAACTATGGTGAGCCTAATTATTATCCTAAAAATGTATATGATAGAGAGATTCCATCAGAGTCACTTGACATTTACATGACATCACCACCATGTCAAGCATTCTCATTAGCTGGAAAGAGACTTGGCAAGGATGATAAAAGAGGCGTGCTATTCTTTAATTCACACGAATTTATTGAAGTCAACAAGCCAAGATATTTTATTTTTGAGAATGTCAAAGGATTGCTCTCTGATGATGGAGGCAAGACATTTCAAGAATGGATAAATATGTTAGGTGGAAAATCAGTTAATGGAGTGCCTGTTTTATTTCCTTATGATGAGTCAGTTCCTTATCACTTGTATTGGAAGGTGTTGAATGCTAAACAACATGGAGTGCCTCAGAACAGAGAGAGAGTGTTCTTAATTGGTATCAGAGATGACTCAGATAATGACTTTCAATTTCCAAAAGAGGAACACTTGACTAAGAGGTTAAAGGATGTACTTGAGGAAGGTGTGGATAATAAGTATTTTTTGAGTGAGAAAATGGTAAATGTTTTAGCACATCACAAAAATTTAATTATTGAAAATGAAACTCCTAATAAATCAGCTTGTATTTATGCTGGATACTTTAAGATGGGTGGACGTGATCAACAATATCTTAAAATCAAATCAGCTACAGCAAAAGGTTATGAAGAGGCAAAGGAAGGAGATAGTATAAATTTTTCAATACCTAACTCAGAAACAAGAAGGGGAAGAGTAGGTAAAGGTGTAGCACAGACATTAGATACATCTTGTAATCAAGGAGTGATAAATGGTTTTAAAATTCGCAGATTAACACCTCGAGAATGTTTCCGACTGATGGACTTCCCAGATACTTTCACTTGGCCTGTAAGTGATTCACAAGCATATAAACAAGCAGGTAATTCAATAGTAGTAAATGTTCTATATAAAATAATTAAAAACTTGAGTATATGAGAATCAAACTAAAAATGCCAAAGTTCAAGGTCAAGCTCAAGCATCTGAGAAAGAAGTACAAATGTGCTGTTAAGGGTATAAATAATGAATCAACAGATAATTGTTAATAACTTTATTTGTCATATATGCAAAACTTTATTAACTTTGACGAAAATAATCAATTTATGGAAAAGCAATTAATCAGCTCATCTGAGAAAATCAGACAGGCAAACGAAGAGGCAACACTGTCCTTCCACCAAAAGCTCCACAGAGCTAAGTTAGCAATCGGTAAGGTTACCAAGAATGCTAACAACCCACACTTCAAGAAGTCATACGCTGACTTGAATGCAATCATTGAGGCAGTTGAGCCAATCTTACTTGAGAACGGCTTACTACTCTTGCAACCTATCCAAGGCAATAGTGTATGCACTCAGATAATCGACATTGACTCAGGTGCAAAGGTTGAGTCTTGTATGGAGCTGCCTCAAGGACTAAACCCACAGCAGCAGGGTAGTGCCATAACCTACTACAGAAGGTACACCCTCCAGTCAACTCTCTGCTTACAGGCAGTGGATGATGATGGTGCATCTGCAAGTAAGTCAACACCAACAAAGCCACCTATCAGTGACGAGCGACTTGATGGAGCACTTAAGTCTATTGAGGCAGGTACTTACTCACTTGAGAAGTTAAAGGATCAGTTCTCACTTACTAAAGAACAGGAGGCAAGACTATGAAGTGGAGAGCATCACAACTGGGAAACCTAATGACTAATTCAAGGAGTAAGTCAGAGGTACTATCTGAGACTACAAAGTCAGAGATACGCAAGATAGCTAAGCAGGACTTCTATGGATACCACACAGAGATCAAGACTAAGCCAATGATCAAGGGCACTGACTGGGAGCAGAACGGCATTGACCTGCTGAACTCAGTACGGTTCACTCAGTACACTAAGAACGAAGAGAGACTATCTAATGAGTACATGACTGGCTGTTGTGACATCATAACAGATGAGAGTATCATTGACATAAAGTCATCATGGTCATTAGAGACCTTCCCTGCTACACCATCAGAAGGTGATGCAAGTGGGTACGAGTGGCAAGGTAGGGCATATATGTGGCTCTATGAGAAACCAGCCTTTGAGTTAGTCTACACCATGTACACAACACCAGATGAGCTACTGACTGAGTGGGATAACCTATCCATCCATAGAGTTGACCACATTGATCCAGCTAAACGTATCACAGTGGTGAGATATGAGAGAGATGCGGCACTTGAGGAGCAGATTAAGGAACGGTTGATCCACTGCTCAGAATACTATTCACAATATATAAATCTTTTAAACAATAAATAATGTCAGAATTAACAATGAAAGGAGCTATCAAGCTCATCAACCCAGTAAAAGTCATCAGTGACAAGTTCTCAGTGAGAGAGTTTGTGATCACAACAGCAGACAAGTATCCTCAAGAGGTAATCTTCCAGACAGTCAATGACAAGATGGATATCATAGCACCGTATGGCCAAGGTCAAGAGGTAACAGTATCATTCAATGTCAGAGGTAGAGAGTATAACGGTAAGTACTACAACACCCTTGACGCATGGAAGGTGCAAGGTGAGGTAACTACATCTCCAGTCAATGAACCAATGCCTATGGACGATGACCTCCCGTTCTAAGACCGTTTATCTCAAGGTAGGTCAAACACTAACCGACTGGATGAGAAGTGAGCTTAAAGATAAGCTAAACAGCAGAAATAGGGCTGTACACATGGCAGAGGATATCGGAGTGGTGAACGCAACACTGCACCGATTCCTTCAAGGTGGTGAGGCACGAGGTAAGTTCTATGATAAGGTTTTTAATTACTTAATGAAATGAAAGCACATAAACAAATATTAGAACGGGTTGCAAGTGACTTTTTAGAATACAACCTAAAAGGCTTTAAACCAAATTACAGCAATAGAGACTTTATGAATACTCTTATAATCTTTCAAACAGCTTTAATGGATAAGATGTATGATTGTCAAACCTATGACGAGATGAGTATTGAGGATAGAGAAAAAATGGCAGAAAGTTGTGGTCTTGAGTTAAGAAAGTTAATACACACTTACACAGGACTGGACACGCATAAGTTTGAAGAGTTTATATAACTGAGGCTCGGCAGCCAACAGGGGAGTGTAACAGCTCCCCTTTGTCATATACAAAACTTTAACTATATTTACACCATGATAATCACATACCTAACTCCCTTAGTAATCTCCTGGTGGTTCACCCACTTCGAGCCTATCCAGGACTACATAGACAATACACTGATACTACCAGACTGGCTGCACACTGCACTTGGTTGCTGGAAGTGTCTCTCGTTCTGGTCAACCTTAGCCTACTCACAATCATTCACTGTGGCCTGTGCCACATCACTCACAGCAGTATGCTTGAACAAACTGATATACAACTCATAGAGACCATCCTAAACCTACCAGAGGAGCAGACAATGACAAAGAGCTCACTGGTTAAGCTCAGAGCAGTCAAGCAACAAGTGACAGGCATACGTGACAAGGAGTGCTTTTGCTCTGGAGTACGTAGGAAGGTGTGGTATAAAGACTTCCTTACATGGTATGAAGCTAATACTTGACCAATATATCAGCCGTAACTATGAAGAGGTGCTCAAATATACTAAGCACTTCCTCAAGCGACTCAATATACCAAGCTCAATAGATGCAGATGCAGTCATCAACAACGCATA